GCCATCAAGGCACCGAACAGCCGCCACGTCATATTCCGCCTGCGATACAACGCGCTGCGAGCCTCAGTGTGGCTAGACACGTTCCCGAAGGTGATGCGCACGTGCTTCCCGAATGTGCCATACGAGGACCAGCGCGCGGACGGCTACACGTTGCTCCCCAACGGATCGCAGATCTGGTGGGCTGGGCTAGACGATAAGGAGCGGGTGGAGAAGATCCTCGGTATGGAGTTCGCTACCGAATACTTCAACGAATGCAGTCAGATCCCTTACGCCAGCGTCACCACCGCCCACACACGACTCGCGCAGCTGGTGCCCGGTCTGCAGAACCGCGCGTACTACGACCTCAACCCGGTGGGCAAGGCTCACTGGACTTACCGATTGTTCGTGGAGGGCTTAGACCCCGTCACACGGCTGCCGAGACCGGATAAGGATCAGTTTAAGTATATCTACATGAACCCGCGCGATAATGCGCAGAATATCGACCCTGCCTACATTGCCTCCTTGATGGCCATGCCGGAGCGCCAGCGCCGCCGTTTCCTTGATGGACAATACGTGGCGGAGATAGATGGAGCATTGTGGACTTTCGAAATGCTGGAAAAACAGCGCAGCGCAGACGGTGCGTTGCCGCTCATGCAGCGCGTGGTCGTGGCAGTGGATCCAAGTGGTGCGGCAGGCCCGGAAGACTATCGATCAGACGAGATTGGTATCGTAGTTGCAGGGCTGGGGCAGGATGGGCTAGGGTACGTCCTAGAGGACGCCAGCAGGCGCATGTCTCCTGAGGCTTGGGCACAGTGCGCGATCAGGCAGGTGCGGAAATGGGGCGCAGACAGAATCGTAGCGGAGAAGAACTTCGGCGGGGACATGGTGCGAGCGGTGATACAGGCCGCGGACAGTAACGCACCAGTTAAGCTGATCACGGCATCGCGGGGAAAGATACAGCGCGCAGAGCCGGTGTCAGCCTTGTACGAGCAAGGCAAAGTTTTTCACGTTGGCGTCTTTCCAGAGATGGAAGATCAGATGACGAACTTCAGCACTGCCGGTTATCTGGGCGATCGCAGCCCTGACCGGGCGGATGCTGCGGTGTGGGCACTGAGCGACCTGATGGTTGGCGACAATAACGACGCGTACATCGACTTCATGCGGATGGAGCTGGCACGCATGGCGAAAGAGATGGAACAGGAGGATAGACGAGCATGAGCCGAGACGGTGGAATCAAAACACCTATCAGCGCGCAGATGATACAAGCCGCGCAGGAAGGTCTTCTTCCCGGCCAATCGCCAACCCCCGGACGCACAGGTTGGGAAGGCTGGTTCGGCCCCGGTACACCACAGCCCGCCGCAGCGCCGCCCCAAGTAGAGGGCAGGCAGTTTGAGCTCCCCGTCGGCGTCAACCTTGTCAACACCCGCAAGACCGAAGGCATCAGCCACGCGCAGCTCCGCATCTTCGCCGACGCCTGCGACATCGTTCGCATGTTGATTGAAACCCGCAAGGACCAGATCTGCGGGCGCGCATGGAACTTCGTGGTCAAGGAACAGAAGCCGTCCAAGGCTAAGCCGGCACGCGGCACGCCGATGGAGCCGGAGAAGGAACCGGATAGCAGGCTGGTGGAGCTGACGTCGTTCTTCCGCAAGCCCGACAAGGTGCACACGTTCTCCGAGTGGGCGCGCATGATGCTTGAGGACCTGATGGTGCTCGACGCGCCGTGCTGCTACATACAGAAGACGCTCGGCGGTGGCATCTACGCGTTCCGCCCGGTCGACGGCAGCACCATCAAGCGTCTGATTGACCTGAAGGGCTGGGCACCGGCACCGCCGGAGTTCGCGTACCAGCAGATTCTCCTCGGCGTTGTGGCCACCAGCTTCACGGTTGAGGAACTGGTCTACAAGCCGCGCAACGTGCGCACTCACAAGATCTACGGCTACAGCCAAGTCGAGCAGGTGATTGTCACTGCGCAGATGTGGCTCAAGCGCCAAGCGTCGAACCTCGAATACTACGACAGCGGCAACCTGCCCGAAGGCTTCTTGCAGGGCGCTGAGGGTTGGACGCCGGAACAGCTCCAAGTCTTCCAGCTGTTCATGGACACCATGCTGTCGGGCAACTATGCCGAACGCCGCAAGGTGCGCGTCGTACCGTTCGACGCCGAGTATCAGGCAGTCAAGGAACCGGCACTGAAGGCAGAGTTCGACGAGTGGCTGGCGCGCATAGCGTGCTTCTGCTTCGGCTATCCGCCCACCCCGTTCATCAAACAGATGAACCGCAGCACCAGCGACAACGACGCTGAGGCCGGCGACGAGGAAGGCGAAGCACCTATCGCGCAATGGTTCAAGGAATTCATGGACCAGCTGGTTCAGGACGTCATGGGCTACGTGGACATTGAGTTCATGTGGGAAGACAAAGAAGAGCAGGACCCCAAGGTGAAGGCGGACATCGACGTGGCGCTTATCGGCGCACGTGTGCTCGACCCGAACGAGGTGCGCGCTGAGATGGGCCTCGCCCCGTTGCCGCCACCCGAGCCCACGGTGGTTGACCAAGACGGCAACCCGGTCGGCGGTGGTGGCTTCGGTGGTGGCAAGCCGCCGCCGGGCAAGCCCAAGCCGGGGGACGACAAGAAGAAGCTGGGCAAGGCTGCCAGCGAACAAGGGGACGGGGTTGACCTCGACTCCCCTTTCGCCGTGGCTCAACGCGAAGCACTGGCTAAGGAACTAGCCACGGCGTTGAGCCTGACGGCAGACGAAGCGATCAAGGAGATCGAGAAGTACCTGCTCGACGGTGAGCGCAGCGCGCAAATCATCTGCGGCCAGCTGTCGCTCGCCAAGCTGAAGGACGTGGAGGTGGTGCTCAGCAAGGCGCTCACCGACGTGGCACAGGAAGCGGCTGGGGAAGCGGCTGGTGAGCTGTCCGTGGGCTTGGACATCGATCTGGTGAACGAGCGTGCGGCCGAGTGGGCCGGCGAGCGTGCTGCGGCGCTGATTGGCAAGGACGCGTTCGGCGGCGAGCTGGCTGAGGCCACACGTGCGTCCCTGCGCACGCTGGTTGAGCAGGCCATAGCCGAGGGCTGGTCTAACCCCCAGCTCGCCAAGGCGCTGCGACAGGGCTACGGCTTCAGCAAGGCGCGCGCCAACACCATCGCCCGCACCGAGACCGCATTCGCCAGCCTACAGGGCTCCATGGCCGCTTGGGTGGCGTCTGGTGTGGTCAAGCGGAAGGTGTGGCTCCTGTCGCAGAGCGAGGGTGTGTGCGACGTCTGCGGCGGCAACGTAGGCGACCCGATTCCCCTGCTGGCCACATTCAAGTCCGGCGACCTGTCGCCGCCCGCTCATCCGAACTGCCGCTGTTCTCTCGCCCCTATCGTTACGGAGTAGCCCATGAAACTATTCGCACGCATCACCAAGATCAACGAAGCCGACCGCACTGTCTGCGGCACCATTGCCGACGAGACCAAAGACCTCAGCGGCGAGATATTCGACTACACCACCTCCGTCCCCTTCTTCAAGGAGTGGTCGGACAGCATCCACAAGGCAACCGGCGGCAAGAGTGTCGGCAACGTGCGCGTCATGCACGGCAACACCGTCGCCGGCGTTACCAAAGAGATCGGCTTCAACGACCTCGCCAAGGAAATCACCGTCACCGCCAAGGTGGTCGACGATAACGAATGGAAGAAGACGCTCGAGGGCTGCTACACCGGGTTCAGCATCGGTGGTGCCTATAAGGGCAAGTGGGACACGCCGGAGGGCAAGCGGTACACCGCAGCGCCGTCCGAATACTCACTGGTCGACATCCCGTGCAACCCCGGCGCGACGTTCAAGGTCGCGAAGGCGGATGGCACCGAAGAACTCCGCAAGTTTGCGCCGGTTGTTCACACTGTCGAGGAGGTGATCGAAGAGACTTTGGCTACTGCACAAGTCAAGCTGAGTAAGGGGCTGTGGAACGCCGCGCGCTTGGCAGAGCTTCTGCAGGAGCTGTCATGGGTGAAGGATGACGCAGCGTGGGAGGCCGAGTGTGAGCGTGACGGTTCTTCCATTCCGCGTGAGCTGCGCGACATCGTGGTGCAGCTGGGCAACGTGCTCGTCCGAATGACTCAGGAGGAGGTCGGTGAACTGACCGCTTCTGACGCAGTGCTGGCGCTGTCCGCGAAAGCGGCTCTCCAGAAATATCAACAATCAAAGGAGGACGCCATGTCCGACGAACTGAAGAAAGCACACGACGCCGCCGTGGCAGCCCTTGCCACTGCGAACACCGACCTCGCCAAGAAGGCCGAAGAGCTGGCCAAGGTTGCCGGCGAACGTGACGAACTGAAAAAGGCGCTCGACAAGGCTGCGGCCGACATCGCAGAGCGCGACGAGATGATGACCAAAGCATCGGCAGCCCTTGCCGACCGCGATGCCATCATCGCCAAGTTCGAAGCCCTGCCGGCCCCGCTGAAAGCATCGATCACTGCTGTGGCCAAGTCCGCAGACGTGACCGGCGGCGCACCGGAAGTCACTCCGGTGATGGAAGACGACGGCGTGACCGTGAACAAGGCGGCCACCGCGATCAAGACCGCGCTGCTCAACCCCCTCTACAACTCGTAACACAACCGCTTCACCTGCTGTAACGCTGTAGAACTGTTTCACCACCGTCCCATATCGCCCGCAACACAACCGGGCTCAGGAGTTACCATGTCGCAAGCTACTGCCCTCGCAATCCTCGCCAAGGCATTGCAGGCTCCGATCCCGGAGGCTGTTGCCAAAGCGTTCACCAGTCCCGCGAACGCCACCTCGGGTCTCGCGGAATACAACCTCGAACAAGGCGCGCGCCTGATCTTCCCGATCGACACGCCGCTCCGCAACATGATTCCCCGCGAAGTCGGTCAGGCCGGCGTTCAGGCGAACTGGCGTTCGATCACTGCCATCAACCCCGGCGGTGAATCGATCGGCGTGTCGGAAGGCAACCGTGGCGGTTACAACGGTTACACGGAAGTCGACCGTTTCGGTAAGTTCGTTGAACTCGGCCTGGAAGACTACGTGACCTGGAAAGCGGAACGCGCTGCCGGGAACTTCCAGAACCTCGACGAGCTCGCGGTGCAGCTGTTGCTCCAGGCCACCATGGAGGCCGAAGAGAAGGTCATCCTCGGCGGCTTCGGCATCACTGCCCTCGGCACCACGCCGACTCCGACCACGGCGACCGCCACCACAGGCGGCACCATCGCGGCGGCCACGTACAACGTCATGGCGGTTGCCCTGACGCTCAAGGGCAATCAGCTCTCCAGCCTCGCGGCTGGTGTGAAGATCCCGTACGTGCGGACCAACGCGGACGGCAGCACCGACACCATCACCGGCTTCTATGCGGCGAAGTCGGCTGGCGCATCGCAGGTCACCACGGGTGCCACCTCCACCGTCACCGCCAGCGTCGCGGTCGTGCCGGGTGCTGTGGCTTACGCGTGGTACATCGGCACCGCTGGCGCTGAACGTCTGGTCGCGATCACCGGCCTCAACAGCATCATCATCACCGCGCTGAACGGTACTGGCCAGCTGTTGTCGGCCGTCACCGCCGGCGACCAGTCGGTTGACCCGCTGGTGTTCGACGGTCTGATGGCGCAGATGGTGGCAGCCGGTTCCGGCTCCTACATCAAGGTCATGCCGAACGGCACCCTCGGCACCGGCACGGCGCTCACCAGCACCGGCTCCGGCACTGGTGGCATCGCCGAGTTCGACGCGCTCATTCTGAGCATGTACAACGCGTCGCGCCTCATCCCCACCGACATCTGGATCTCGGGCGCGGATCAGGCGAAGATCAAGGCACTGATCCTCAACGGTAACACGAACCTCGCACCGTTCTTCGTCGGCAACGACGGCGAGGTGCGTGCCGGGGCGCAGGTGAAGACCTATGCGAACCCGATCGGCTACGGCAATCAGTTCCTCCGGTTGCGCGTGCACCCGTTCCTCCCGCAAGGCACCGTCCTCTTCACCACCGACAAGATCCCGTACGCGATCAGCAACGTGTCGAAGGTGATGAAGATGAACCTGCGCCGCGACTACTACTCCATCCTCTGGCCGCTGCGCTCGCGTAAGTACGAGTACGGCGTCTACTTCGATGGCCTGCTCCAGCACTACATGCCCTCCTCGATGGGCATGATCACCAATATCGCGCCGTAAGGCGACGGTGTTGTGACGCGGTAAGTTAGCCGGGGGAAGGCCTCTCCCCTCTCCCCCGGCCCTTTTGGACACAGTGCACGTCAAAGCACAGAACGAGGACACGAACATGGCAAAGACCAAAGCAGAAGAAGCGGCTGACGCCGCGTTGGCCGAAGCGGCAGAGCTCGAAGCTGCGGAAGCGGCGCGCGTTGCGGCCGAAGAGAAGGCGCTGGCAGACGAAGCGGCTGCACAGGCAGCGCACGCCGAGGCCGCCGCGAAAGGCGACCACGACGTCGTGATGTACGGCGAAGGCGCGTGCTCCTTCAACGGGATCAGCTACGTCCCCAAGGAGGGCCGCATCAAAGTCCCCCCGGCGGCTGTCGCTGCGCTGCGGGACCACGGCTACACCACCGACAAGCCGGCGAAAGCCGACAAGTAACGGAGAAAGACAATGGCCGCCGGCGACTTGTGCACCACTGGAGACGTAGAACAGTTCTTGTCCCTTACTGCGGGACAGGACAACGCGCTGCTCACCGCGCTGGTGACCAATGCGTCGGCGTTCATCAACAACTATTGCAGCCGCTCCATCCTGTCGGCTGCCTACAGCGAAGTCCGCAGCGGCATCGGCAATGACCGGTTCCTGTTGCGGAACTACCCCGTGACCGCCGTGGCCAGTGTGGTCATCGACGATGTCACTATCCCGCTGTCCACGAAGGCTGCGATGAGCGGTTACGTGTGGGACGACAAGGTCATCTATCTGCGTAACTACACGTTCAACCGTGGCTTCCAGAACGTAGTGATCAACTACACCGCCGGCTTCTCGGCTGTGCCGGCCGACTTGAAACAAGCGTGCGTCGAGCTGGTGGCTGTGAAGTACAAGCGCCGGACCGAGCTGCACATCAACTCGAAGGTGCTGGATGGTCAGCAGATCAACTACGCCGCCGGCGAGATACCGCCTACGGTGAAGATCGTGCTTGAAAACTACACGCGGGTCATCTAGCCATGAGCATCACAGTCACCGTTTCAGGCGGCAAGGAAATCGCGGCGCGCTTCATGCGCATCCGCGATCAGGTCCGCGTGCGCATGGTGGCAGTGATGGACACGTTCGGAACGGGGCTGGTGGGCTACATCCGCCAGAACAAACTGTCGGGGCAGGTGTTGAACCAGCGTACCGGCCACCTGTCGCGCGCGGTCAACAACCGCACCGAGACCACCGATACACGCGTTGCCAGCGTCGTCGGTGTCAACCTGCGCGAAGCTGCCTATGGGCGCGCGCACGAATACGGCTTCAATGGCACCGTCACCGTCAATGCGCATACGCGGATGATGACGATGGTGTTCGGCAAGAAGGTCGCACCGCATGAGGTGATGGTGCGCGAACACACAATGAAGATGAATGTGCGGGAGCGCTCGTATATGCGCACCTCGCTGAGAGAAGAAGGTCCGGCTGGCGTGCAGTCTGTGCGCGAGGCGTTGATTGGATTGTTGAGGGAGAGCCGGGCATGAGTCGCGAGCAGATCTACAACGCGGTATTCGTAGCGGGCAGCACCGCCACCGGCTTCAACGCGAAGTCGCGGCGCTTGCGCCACATCGAGGATCTGCAGCCGTCCGAGTTCCCTGCCTTCTTTCAGGTGCAGGACGACGAGTCGTGGCAGCACGGAAACAACATGGGCAACCTGCCGCCCATCGGCGAGTATCACGTTGAATGGTGGATCTACACCTTCGAACCCGACCCCAACCTGCCGCCGGCCACGCGGCTCAACAACGCGCTCGACGCCGTCACCGCCGCCCTTGCCTTGCCACCGGCAGCACCGGGCTTCAAGCAGAGCCTCGGCGGGCTGGTGGAGAGCGTTCAGTTATCCGGTGCCATCAGCATCGCTGAAGGTGTACTCGGTGATCGTGCCGTTGCCCGTATCCCGCTCGTTATCAAACTCAAGTCCTAAGGAGGATAAACCATGAGCCGCACCCCTGCCCCTGACGCCGCCCCGGAAGCCGCAGCC